ACAACTGCGCCTTAAAACTTGTGGTCTGGGTTTGAACAATAGCCATCAGGTCACCGCCTGTCTATATTGGCCAGAACGATAAGCGTCCTGACGCTCCATACCATCGCCCAAACGTTTAGCCAATGCAAGTGCTTCTTGGTATTTGCCGTTGTACAACGCCATCATGTCTTGCTCACCCTTCATGTAGGTGTAAGCCTCAACCAACGAGCCGTACAAAAGCACCGTGTCAAAGTTATCACCAAGCCATGAAGTGAAGGGTGCTACAGAAATGCTTGGCGGATAGAAGAAGTAGTGCAATTCGGCCCCGTATGCGGCGTCTGGTGTGGGGCCAAGAATGAAAGTTAACTCTGCCGGATTATCTGAACGTGGGCCAAACAGTGCGTAGTACCTAGGGATCCCTGTGTCTGTGGGCTGGGGGTACGCCTGCCGAATAAAGTTAACGTCTTTGTTTAACAGATACTCGTACTCGCCGTTGGCTTTTATGATTGCCAAAGAATACACCGCTAAGAAATCCGTGGGGCACTGCAGGTACTTGTTGTTTGTCGTGGTTGCGCCTGTCACATTTTGGCGAAGCGACGGAAACTGCACCGAGTTAAATATACGCTGCTCAGCTTGCGTAACGAACACGGGAATATTAGCCACGAAATCTGCTTCCGTGTTCTCCGTGTACGCTTGAATAGCAGCGCTGAGTGCGGCGTAATTCATGCCATTGGGCCCCGTGCCATCACACCTTTAGTCGCAGCGCCTGTACCACGGACTTTGATGCCGGATGTCTTAGTTGGGCTTTCACCGTTATTAATGACACCGACGCTCATCTTCATGGTGTTAAGGCTACTAATGCTAGAGTCCTTGCCGGGGTTAGTCGACATTACCAGAGCCTTACCATTCATTTTGTGCGGTGCAGCATAAGTAGCGGCGTCGCCAACTTCTTTGCCCATCATCTTTTTGCTAAATTTAGCCATGATTAACCTCGTTTCTGGTTGGCAATCTTTGCCAAATTACGTCCCATAGACAACATGTCGGCATCAGTTTTGCCGCCTTTACCGCCCTTACCGCCTTTTTGAATGGCTGATGTAGGGCCACTATCGCCTAAATTTGTTCCTTCGGTTTTGCCTTTTCTAGCAATGCCGTCTGCTGATTTTCTAAATGCCATTTTAAGCTCCTTAAGATACCGTTACTGTACCAACAAATGTCGTTGCCACCAAGTAGTTTGGCGTCAATGCCACATCAAAATTACTAGCCCCGCCCACTGGGTTCCAGCCCCATTGAATATCCCGTGAACCACTAGTCGGATTACCCGCAGTATTCGCGCCCGCCGTAACGTACGTTGAATCATTACGAGGATTACGCACGGCTTGTGGGTCATCAACTGGGTACATACCCAACTGCAACTGCGGCTGATCGGGATCCCAACACTGAGGGCACACAAGCAGGTTATATATCTTGGTCTTCTGAATTTCTTTTCTAAGCGCCGTCAATTTGTACTGAAAGCCACACCTATCGCACATGGCAATACTGTTCTTTGCAGAAGCAAACCGATTACCCATTAGGTACCTCCGCCAATAAACTGCTGTCGAGGCACAAAGCGAATAGCTGCTTTCTCTCGGTCTTCAGATGCGGCCAATTCCCAAGCTTCGTCATACTGCTGTTTTAATACTGGTAAACGCTCAGCGCCACCGGCAATCTTTAACGCCAAATAGTATGCAAGGCCAGCGGCTAAGCAAGGGATAAATCTAAACGGCACGTCCATCACATTCACACCACCACCTGCGTCTTGCGTGCGGCGTAAGCGCCAGTAAACAAACGTGTACTGCTGTGACCCATCAGGAGTTGGCCAAACTGTAATAGCTGGAACCTGCGCCCAGTACACGGCAACTGCGGCGGTATGCCCTACAGCAATTGTTTCTTGCTGGCCACGGGAGCAGTTAAACAGCGTGCCGGACTTGGCGTTTGTGTTCTGTGTAATGTAACTGTAGTTGATGATCTCGTCATCAATCTTAACGAAGCCGGTTGCTGGCAGACCTGTTACATCGTTCAACACAATTGATGTGCTGGTAGCTGTAATCGTTGTTGTAAGCGTTGCGGCGATAGGAGAGTTCTGGCCGTTATACCGCTGAATCCAGACTTGAATTGGTCTGGCTTGCTGAATCTTGTTGGGGATCGTAGCGTATGTAGAAACACTAATACGTGTGATTGTTAAGTCGGCCTGTGTATTAGCTGCGTTAGGCTGCGTACGGATAACGTGCTCAATCAGATCAACTGTATTGTCTGGTAGAGCGTACGTATTCTGGCCTTGAACAAGAGTGATCTCACCCTGCTCAATCGTCCACATATTGATGCCGCGATTGGCCCAATCTGCAAACATGATGTTCAAACTACGACGAGCAGTACGCAAGTCATAGCCAGTACGCAGCTCACCACCGGCGCGTTCAAACGCCTCCTCGACTAATTCGTCGAGTTGGAGATTAAAACCTGATGCGCCAGAAGTGGTTGCCATTATCTAAATCCCGCCGTTTTCTTTGCAATTGTTTTGGGTTGTGCTACGAATTGTTTACCGGCGGCTTTTCCGGCTCGCTTGGCTTTGGTCGTCGCAGCGTACTCAGCAGGGCTGAGACTTTTGATCGCAGCTTTTGGAAGGTATCTTTCACCAGTGTCAGAAGATTTTTTACCACTTTTAGTTGTCCAATCTTGTTTGCCCCAATTTTTCAGGGATTGCTGTGGGGCTTTAATCACGATACCCGCCACCTGCGGCTTTATACCGTTTAGCCATAACCTGCGCTTTTCTAGCGCTCCACTGACCTGCGCCAGTGCCAACAATTGCAGCAGCTTTAACGCTGTTAAAAATCCGTTTGCGTAAACCGGGCTTGGTGTAGTTGCCAGCTTCGTTTACCTTAGACTTTACTTCGCCGCCCTCTTTGTACTGGGTAAAGTCTGTGTTATCTCTACGCTTCTTGCGTACACCTTTGGGCATTTTGCTTGGGCTAATATTGCCCATACCACGGCTGGCTATCATATCTACGCCCTCGTTTTACCACGAATAGCAATTCCATCGGCCCGTTTAGAAGCTGAACCAACTGACCCGCCCCCAGCTTTACCTACGGTAGTAGCCTTATCGTATTCCGCACCGGCCTCGGTTGAAGCTTTGCGATCTGCAACATCGGCTTTAGCCGCTTCCATCTTTGCACGAGTTTCAGGGTAGATAACTTCGTTTTGAGACTCAGGCGTGCGCCTAGGTTTGTATTTTTTAGCTGCTGCTGGTGTCATTGGCATAATGTTTCCTTAGCAGGACTTGCCGCCCATGTTCATCTTAATCATCTTGCCTTTGGTTTTACCCTTTGCGGTAATACCGTCTGGTGTTTTACCGGTTTTTACAGCGCCCATCTTAGATGACATGCCGCCGTTTTTCATGCCAGCATGAGCCTTAGACGCTGATGCAGAAGCATGAGCTTTTAGGGAAGAGGATATGCCGCCGTGTTTCATTGCGCCTTTGCCGTCGCCGATAAACGCAGGTTTGCCGTCTTTCATAGGCATGCCGCCGCCAGCCATACCGCCTTTTTTCATGCCCATCATGGATGTATCAGCCATAGGTGTAGGGCGTTTCATACCGTCTTTAGCAGTACTCATGCCTTTTTTCTTAGCTATCATTGCCATCATTCCGGGGTTCATTTTAGAAGCCATAGTGTTACCGCCTTCTTTCATAAGTGACATCTTGCCATGAAGTGTCTTGGGTTTATTAACTTTTTGAAGATCGGGGCGGGACGTATTGGTGTCCTTGCCAAACTTCATTCCTTTGCTTTTCTCACTAAACTCTTTTGCAACTTTTACAGGAACGCCAGATGCCTTAGCAAACGCTGGGTTGTGGGCCACAGCGTCCATAAACTTTTTCTGTTTTTCACTCTTTGCTGGCATCTTTTTTCCTTTGGATTATTTCAGCAAAAGGTTTGCCCGCAACCATCTCTGTAATGCGCATGCCTGTCCACACAATTGTAAACAGGGCGGCAACCGAAGGGAGTAGTTGCATTAACGTACCAACAGCCGTAACAGCGGCAACGCCATCCGCTACATGCTTTATGGTTTCAACGTTTTCTTGTTTCATACCATCCGCCCTCTTGTCTTGCCTTGTGTAGCGCAGCCATCAGCCGCAGTTACATAGCCGCCATCCTTACAGTTCCACGCCCTCAAAGATTTATTTATCCTTGAATCCGGGTCGTTGGCTGTCTTTGCGCTGGTCAGCTTCTTTTTCATTCCACTCATCCTCGCACAGAAAGAGTCGCGCCGGGAGCCGCCTTCGGGCTGGGGCCGTTTCAAATTCATGCCTTGCGCTTTCGCAGAGGCTCGCCCCTTGGCGTTCAAGCCACCCTCGGGGTTTTTGCCTTCTTTGCGAGTCCATGCTGGTGACTTAGCCATAAAACACCGTTGCTGTTACAGAACCGCCAACACCTACAAACATACCGTTTTTGCAATATATGCCTTCACCGGGGATCAGCACTGGCAAACCAACAATGTTGAACGTGTCAAGCTCTAACAAGATACTACTATAAATCC